TTCACATATTCAAATGGTGTTCTATCTGAAATTTCTAAATTATAACCATTGATTAAATTTAAATCTTCTAACAAATCATTAATATCTTCTAATGAATTTTGTTGAGCTGTAAAGTCATAAGATTCAGGTTCTGGATTAAAAATTAAACCAGCATTATAATCATCAACTATTTTTTGAATGTAGTTTTGATAATCTGCCTCGTTATCACTATCTAATACAATAGCATCTAAAGCGTCGATAAATTCATATGTTTTTCCTGACTTAATTAATTTAAATAAATTCTTTAATTCATCTGGTCTTTTATGATATAACCAGCTCCAAGTAATTTGACCATAATTGTAAATAGCATTATTAGCATATCCATTTTTAACTGATTGTTCTAATGTTAATCTATTGCTAGGATCGTCAGCTGCTACGACTTGACCAGTATATTCTGTAATACTCATACCTTCAGTACTTGAGGTTGCTGATCCAAATGCGGCTAAACCTTCCATCCACCAAAGTGAAATTCTATAATTTCTAAATATACTTTCTTCACTATCTAATCTATTATATTTTTTATCTAAATGATGAATATATTCATGTCTAGCTGTAGATCTAGTTGTAATTGGGCCTTGTTCTCTATCAAAAAAGAAAAATGCAGATTTATAATCATAATATACACCGCTTCCCACTGGGTTTATATCAAAAAACATCGGACCGAAATTAGTATATAATTCTCTACTATCGAAATAAACCACATCTACATTTTCATATTTACCATCATGTAGTTTAGTGGTATTTTCTGTTAATTTAAAAAAGTTTGTTTCAGCATCTTTAAGTTCTAAATAAAGATTATCATCTTCTTCTTTTGTTTTATTACTCGTTATTCTTATTCTACCATTGTCATATGATTTAGTACCTTTAGGAAATACCATATCATAGTATTGATTTTTTAAACTATTAAAATCTGTATTAAAGTTGATAGATACATTTAAAAATATTTGCGTAACTTTAATATGGAATGGTGTATTAAATTCAGAAGTATTAATAAAACTATCCACTGCATTTTTAATATTTTCAATGTTTAAACTTTCTTGATTTTCATATTTTAGTGCAATTTTAGATAGAGATGCTAACCATGGTGCATAAACTCTTAACCAATTTCTACAATCTTCTCTATTTAAAACGTTGGTAATTTCTTCTACAAACCTATTGCCATCGCTATACACAGCATCCATAAATGGTCTTTCATTATATATAAATCCATTATTTAAAACCCTACCTAATAAAGACAATAGGTTCTCTGAAAAATCTTTGGTCTTCATTTGGTCAAAAAAGATATAAAAAAGCTGGGCATGCTTTTCCTCCTTTACGCCATAATCCATTAATGTAATAGCATAATTATGTATTTGTTCTCTATCTGAAAAATTAGGATGTGAATACATTGGCTCGAACATAGAATATAATGCAGCAGCACCTTCTGCATCAAAATTAACATAATCAGGGTTGTTGCGATCATTAAATATTAATACTTTAAAATAAAATAGAAAGTCATTTACCTTTTGTGTATTTATATCATCATTTAACCATTCAGTAATATTTTGATTAAAGTATTCAGCAACTTTAATTACATTATATGTTTCAAATAGATCTGTATTTTTAACGTTATCAAATATTCTGACATAGTTATTAAAATCAGGTGTATTTAAAATGAAGCTAACAGCATCAACGCTATCAATTTTAGCTTTATTAAATAAAAATGATTTAAAAGTTTTTTTAGATTCTTTAGACTGATTATTATCTAACACAATATGTGTACATCCACTATGAACCTCCTGTGATGTTATTGGATCTAATGTGACTAGTTTTGCTTGTGAAAACCCTAAAAATGGAATTAATAAGAATAAAATGTGTTTCATGTTATTTATTTTAAATTATATGTAAATATAAGAAAAATAACTCAATTAGAAAAATATTAAATGTTAAATTTTTGTTAAAATTTAATCTTCAATAACAACGGTTAAAGGCTGACTAAATCTATCTTCTAATTCTCTAATTGCTGCAATAACCTTAGACATATCGATCTTATTTCCTCCTTGTTGATTTTGAGCTAGTGTGTTTCCTTGTGTAGTTGCTGTCGCCGCAGTAGGCGCTTCTGCATTTACTGTATTTGTTCCACCATTCGTACTTTCAATCATCTCAGCAAGTTTATATATTGCTGCTGCCAATTGTTCAGACATATTATTTATAGCATCTTCAGTCTTAGAAAGATAAGTAAGACCAGTAAACATATCGTTTGTTAACTTCAGCTTATCTGGATCAAATGCGTTAATAGCGTCTTTATATTTTACAAAGTCTTCAACATAATTACCGAATGATTTTGTAAACTTCTCAAATGGTTTGACTTGTTCAGCAATTGCCTTTAAGAATTTTGCTGTTTCTTCTAATGGATTAGATGATTTTCCCCATAGTCCTCCAGCCTTAAGAGTTTCACCACCATTTACAAGAGATTTAATTATAGCGCCAATTCTTTCTGATGCTCCTTCAGGAGACCACTTGTCAGACATTAATTGCTGTGCAGCGTTTGCAATATCCTTTATAGGTTTTGATATCATTGCAGCAATCTTAGATCCTTTCTTAATAGTGGATGAAGAGAACCATCCTGAATCATCCTCTCCTCCTAGCTGTTTAAATATACCTACAAGACCTCCACTACCAGATTTACCTAATAATATTTGTTTGATATTTGCTTCTACTTTTTTAAGACTGTCTGATATTCCAGCATGAGATACCCAACCAATTGCTTTACCATTTTTATCCCATTTATTAGCAAATCTAAGTTCTGCCATATTTTTAACACCTTCTGCAAGATCTTTAATAGGAGTACCAATTCCTTGAATCATTTCTTTTCCTTTCTCGTAATCTGTACTAGCAAATAATCCAGCATCTGGTCCTCCGGCTTTACCTATACTAGATAGCATACCTACCAGACCTCCAGTTGCTCCGTCTTCTCCTAATAGAATCATTGTTGTATTTGCTAATACTTTTTTAACAGCGCTTGGTATATCTACTGATTCAAATTTCGTTGGTTTTCCTTCTTTATTCCATGCTATTGGGAATTTAAGATCTGCCATTGCTTGGAATCCTAATGCAATTCCAGTTAATGCATCACCCATTCCCATTACTGCTGAAATACCGTCGGCAACTGGGGATTGAGTTCCTCCACCAAATACTTTTGAGAATAATCCTTTTTTACCTCCCTTACCAAGTTTAGGATCGCTACCTATTTTTCCAAATACACTGGCAAGAGCATCAGTTATCATAACAGTGTTTGCTGCTACCTTTGCAGGAGCATCTGAAGACATTGTTTCAAATTCTACAGGTTTACCATTCTTATCGTATTTAGTTGGGAATTTAAGATTAGCCATTTGTTGCATTCCAATTGCAATGCTCGTTAATGCATCACCCATTCCCATTACTGATGAAATACCATCAGCTACTGGAGATTGAGTTCCTCCACCAAGTATTCTATTAAATAGGCTTTTTCTACCTCCTGGAAATTTAACTCCAAGTTCTCCAAATATATTTGCTAATGTTCCTGTTATTGTTGCAACATTTTCACCTAATTTAGCTAGATCAGTTTTTGCTGCTATCTTTTCAAATTCATTAATACCTTTTGCAATTGAGACTAATGAAGATCCTGCAAGTATAAGTGCTGGTGCACTTGCATACATACTTGCAATTCTAAGTGGATTAATAGAGAATGAATAGGCTAAAGATTGCAATAACCATTCCATTTTAGACATCTTTCTGCCTCCACCAAATCCTAATACAGATTCGGTAACATGTCCAGAATCTGATAGCATCGCATCAATTCCACCAGATTGGAACACTTTGGATATAGCTTGTAGTCCTTTACCAACAGATAATAATGCCAATCCAGCTGCTATAATAGCTGCAGATCCAATAAGAATTAATGGAGCAACAAGACCTGCACCTGCCATTGCAGCACCAAGTCCTACTATTATTAATGCAGTAAATCCAACCTGTTCAAGTGTCAAATCTTTGGTTGCACTTGTTATTGCAAGAACGCCAGGCGCAAGAAACAATAATGCGATTCCTGCAACAATCATTGCAACAGATCCCATTAATACTTGAGCTGCCGCAAGTCCAATTAGAGCAAATGCAGCTCCAACACCAGCAACAACTGCCAACATAATTAATGATGTTTCAAGATCTGGTACAGCGGCTGCTAATGCAACTACACCCAGTGATAGTACTAATAAAGAAAGTCCTGCTGCAATAATTGCTAAAGAACCTAGAAGTATTTGACCAGCTACCATTCCAATTAACCAAAATGCTAAACCTACACCAACAACAACTGCTCCTACAAGTAATAATGTTTCCCATGGATCACCAACGCTTGACATGATTAATGAGAATAGTGCTATTGCAGCCCCAAGTGAAAGAATTCCCAGTGCAGCCATTGTAAGAGCTATTCCCATTTTTCGCATCGACTTATCGATATTAAGTTTATCTAATAAGAAGAAAATCATACCAACTCCAAGTATCACTAGAGCAACCATAGGAAGTGCTGATACGGCATACGGATATACTAATAACGAAAGTGCTAAGTATGCGCCAAACATAAATATACCCTTACCAACCATTCTTAGAATTATAAACGTTTGAAGAAGTTTTCTTTTGGGCATTACTCTACCAACAAGTGATAATACTGTTAAAATTCCAATCAGTACAAAACCAATTAATGGAGTTACAAGAGCCGCAACAACTAATAGAGGAGAGGCTAAAACTAGCCATTTAGCAAAATTAAATATAGATCTACCGACGCCCTCTAAAATCACCATTCCAGCCGCAATCGCCTGCATTTTTTCAGTAATTTCCTTTGGTTTTCCGAATTGTTTTAATGATTCTGCAATAACACCAAGTCCTTTACCAATTCCAGTAAGTCCCTTAGGTCCAATAATTTTGAGAGCAATTGCATCCTTTATTCCAAGCGTGCTTTTATTATCTTTTCCTCCCTTATTTTTTATTCTGGTATTCTTTTCAATTTGCTTAAGAGTTGTAAGCATTTTGGTAAAAATATCGAACATTGCACCTCCGCTATTAACAGAAACAGCAATAGCAGCCGTATTAGCTGCCATTGCGTTTTGATTGTCTACTGTTAACTTTTCAAAAGGTGAATTAAACATTCCCATCCATCTTATAATATTTTTTGTATGGTAGTATTATATATATTAGAATTTGGGCATTGAAATTTTAGGCATCTTTATTCCTGTACCTGAAAGTCCATTACTATTCATTCCAGGTATTTTTGGATTTTTCATACCACTCATCATTCCTTTTTGCTGAGCTGTCATTTGATCGGTTTGGTCTGAATTTTCAGAATTCTGTTTCTTCAGAACCTCTGCCATATCTTTAACATAATACCAATACTCGTAGTAATCTAAAGCTTCAATCTCGGAAGGCTGAAGCTTTAGATGGTATATCATATAGAACTTAGTTTTAAAGAAGTTCTCCAGTGATATCTGAAATAACGAAAAGAGATTTGAGTCCGTCACGAAAATTAATAGGTACGAGGACCTCCTCATCCTCGTGCTGTACCAGCATTTCAGGTTTGATACCTACTCTCATCTTTTCAGCAAGTCGGTATACTAACATGTATTTTCTTTCGTTCCATCCTTGGAAATCTATTTCACCCTGGAAGATTGATTTTTCATTAAATCCTCTCCAATCCTTTTGTATATAAGGAAGTATTTGTAGGTATGATTGATCCCATTGACCTCCATCTACTTGTTTTGTTTTGATGTATTCTGTAATTACCTCCATGATACCGATTGTTGGCGGTCTCATGTTAATAACTCCATAAGATTTAGTTTCAATTAAGAACGATCTCTCTTCGTGTGAATAATATTTTGCAATTTCTTCTGGCACATCTGAGATTTGGAAATATTTAGCTGAAATTTCAGCGTCAAATTCAACACCGTCTTTATCTCTTGCTTTAGTGATTAATTTATTCTCAGGTTCTGGGAATGTTAAATCTCTAATTGAAAGTAGAATATAGAAACGATCTTCTTCTAGAATATCTTTGTAAGAAAGCTTCTTTTTTCCAGAAAAGATTCTAACACAGTTCTTTACTATGTAGTTTAATTTCTCTTCCATGTCTACTAGATTATTTTCGTCTACAATTGAGAAGTTTCTAATCTCTCCTACCTTTGCAGCTCTAACACTAATAACAGCATCATCTGGATAAAATCTTCCGCCAGATGGAAGTCCTTCTGCATCAATTGCATGATATCCTAAATGGACATCAGCGTCTTGTGCTTTCTGGTTAGAATATCTGTCCATGTTGACAGATCCTAAATTTACTGGCTCGTTAGTACTTGAATTCTCTGTAGATTCAACAATATCTTTATATTGCCCGTCTAAATTAATTTCCTTGTCGTTGCTCATATTTATTTATCTTTAAGTTTTTTGATATTTTCTTTGTCCCAGGGTTTAATATCATTCCCTTTTTTATCTATTTCTTCTCGAATAATTTCTCTAATAAAAGCGGATACTGAAACCGGTCTTTGGCCCGTTTCGATTGCTTCGTTAAGGATTATCCTGTTAATCATAGTTACTTCATCTTCAGACAACAGAACTTGTAACTTTTTCGTCAGTTTATCCATTCATTTATTATTATATTATTATATTATATATTAGTTTCATAAAAATAGGGAATAATTCCAGAGAACTATCCCCTATTTTGGTTGTTAATTACGCTAATACTTCCTTAAACGTATCACATCTCCATCCAATTTCTAATTGAGCAGGTTCTGGTGATTCGTAAGAAAGATCGTTTGTAAACGGAGCACCTGAAGTTATGAAACAATCTTCTAAAGTTATTGTTCTATAAATATCTCCAGCTCTGTTAAATTGTACGATTACAATTGTTCCAGTGTAATCCTTTTTAAGTCCCATAGCACCGGTCTGTGGGTCATATTGAAGATTATACCATTGTCTGATTGATTTGTATAAGTATGCTTGGTTTGCTTCGTTCAAGTTCAACGAGAAGTTGATTGTGATGTCAACTGCAGTTTCACCCGGCATTCCAGCGTAAGAACGAGTAGAGAATTTATATTTCTGAGCTACTGCGTCTACTCCTTTGTATAATTCTAATCCTCCGATTGAATTTACATGTTGTAGCATTAACGGCGCATCTGAAACTCCAGCAGGAGGTAAAATAGTTACCTCAAACAGGTTAGCCTGTACTGGTTCGAACTGTCTACCTTTTCTACTTGTCTGATCTTGTGAATAATGTGGTAAAGCCATGTTATTTAATATTGTTTATTTTTTTATATATCTTTAAATATTAACCTAAGTTACCTGATTGAATTTCTCCAGTGTTAAGAATTGTAGTTCTATGAACAACAATTTCTAAACCTTTAACTGGTTCAACATAAGTATCAATGATTCCCATGTTATTATCAATAACTTCGTTAGTATTGTTTGTGCTATCCATAATGTTTCTGTATTCAAATACACCGCCATCTTGTTTAACACTTTCCATGAAAGAATCTGCAAGAGTTTTGATTTCTAATCTTGTTTGAACATTATTGAATTCAAATACGTAATCTTTAAGAATATCAGCCATACCATCTTGGATATAAATAAGTACTTCTCTTACATGCGCAGAAGAAAGTGCAGATTTAATAGATTGTTGTGCTGTTTTATTTCCTAAAATTGTTAATCCAACGCCTCTTTGGAATACGATTGGGTTGATTCCGAATGGCTCTAGGATGTCTCTATCATTTTTATCAAATGAATATTCAGCTCCTTTTACATTTGCACCTGAAACCACGCCACGTCTTGGACCAGCAACGATTGACCAAGGTAGGGCATTTGTATATTTGTCAATGTAATTGTTTGCAACATATGCTGCTGGTGGAACAATAATATCTTTTCCATTGTCACTTACAATTAATCCAGGTCCGTAGTAGAATGCATAGTTTGCACCATCTGCAATACTTGGAAGAGTATATAGTGAAGTTGGGTTTTTAGATAGGTTACCACCATCTTTAATAAATATAGTATCGAATGTTCCATTATCATTTTTAAATGATGGATCTGAAGATAATTTAAATTCAGCAACTGTTGGTGCATTTAAGATAGCAGAAGCATTTTCTCTATCTTTAGCTAATTGCGAAAGTTGTCTCTTGTTTAAAATGTTTCCATCAAATGAACCAAACGTATCTACAATATATCTAAAGTCAATAATATCTTTATCAATTAAAGCATTGTACAATCCTGTTCCTGATAATGCGTTTAAATATTCAGATATTGTGTAAACACTAATATTTGCTTTTGGTAAAACAAAAGTTTTGTAATATTGTGATGAATTTGCAAAAGATTTAATATATCTGTCTGAAAAATCTGGTTCAATATTACAGTATACAGAGAATGTTGCAGCTCCACTACCACTATTAATGTTCTTTTCAATTCTTTCAATTCTTGCAATTCTATTAGAAGTAGCAGAATCTACATACATTCCAACTTCAAGTGGGAAAGTTTCAGGAATATTTCCAGAAGCATATGTAACTGTAAAGCTATCACTTCCAGTTGTGTGTGCAACTGTTCCATTAGATGCTGTAAAATCTAAATCAACAACTCTCGTGTTTTCTACATGGTATAAATCAATTTCTGTAGCATTTGCATAACTTGTTGCAACTGGAGCTTCACATTTAATTTGGAAATCTACAGTACCTAGTACTTCAGGAGTCCCTGCAACGAATCCGTTATCACCAAAATGATTAATTGATCCTGTTGTAATATCAGTAGTTACTGAGCCATCTGGAGCTCCTCCAAAAGTTATAACAGCAACGTCATCTGCACCCAATGCATTTCCTGGATTGGTCTGGTTTGTTATAGATGTAACTTCAACATTTAAATTACCAGAACCTCCGGTAACCCATCTATTAGCAACTAATGAATCTAAATCTAGAGCATTACCCGTAGTTGGTGTAATTATTAAAGTGTTTCCAGCGTCTGCTGCTACTGAATCAATATTGCTAAGAGTTGCAAGTGTTGCAGTTCCTTGATTATATTGGTCTGGTACCGCAGCAGCAGCCTGAGTATTAACTACAGGCGTAGTAATTGAGTCAACCTTAACATATTCTCCAGTTGTTAATGATTCTAAGAAATCTTCTGTATCAATAACAGCGTTGTTATATTCTGTTTCTAAAACATTTGTAAGTTCGATAGTATCTCCTACAAGATTAATAGAAACTGAAGCACCTGTTAAATCAACATTATGTTCAACAGTAGCTCCTTGTTTAACAACATGTGAAAGTAATTCAAAATCTTGATCTGCATCAACAATATGTCCTACAAAATCAACTGTAGTTCCATTTTCATTTAAAACAGCCTCTTCATTAACTGCACAGAAAAGACCGGTTCTTCTAGCCTCTGCATTGATTAATGTTTCAATATATAGGTTTCTTCCTTCAAGATCTTTAAATCCTGGTAGGATAGAACCAGTGTATTGTGCTAAAAGAGTAACTTGTCTTAGGTTAGCAAATTGAGTTAATTTATCAACTAGTAAACCATCAACATCAAAATAATCTCCATATATTGGGTCATTTGCTAATGCTTCAGAATCAAATTCTCCTTTAAATACAAAAACATCTAACATGTAATCTGAAATTCTATCAAAATCATTTAAGTATTCTGGAACGTTTCCTTCGCCATACCACTCTCTTGCTGTCATATTAAATTCAGCAACATTTGCAGCCTGTCTTGCAACAACTGTAATTGAATCCTGTTTAATATTCACAAAGTTTAATACATTATTGTCATTAAGACCAATAGTTCCTAGAGTAGCTTCATCAGAAGGTGTCCAGAATTTATCAGTATTAAAGAATTTAGAATATTCATCAGTTAATGGATATCCATCAATATCTGCAATACTTGTGTTTCCATCAACTGAACCTGTAGTTGAAAGTGATTGAAATGATGCAACGTCTCCAGTACCGAATTTTCCTAGGTTTAGGGCTAGGATTGGACCTCTTGAAAGAGCTTCAATAGCAGATCTGTGGAAAAACATTCCCTTTTTTTCCAGTGATTTATCGATGTTTCCGAAAACATTAATAAATGATTCAACAGTATCGATTAGAACTGGTGTGTTGTAAGGTCCTTTTTTAGAGGTACCAACAACTAGTCTAAGAGTTTCAACGTTTATGTTTGCAGTTTGAGATTTATCAAACTCAAGTCTATAAACTCCTGAACTCTTGAATTGTAATAATTGAGGACTAAGTGCCATAATTTATAATTTATTTTTTTTTGCTTTTATTATATATCTAATTTATCTTTGGAATTATTACAAAAGATCATAAATATCAAATTGTAAATCACCCTCTACATCTAAATCTTTATAGAGAGTTTCTTCCATTAGTTTATGTTTTTCTGGATCAATTATATCCAGTAATTCTTCAACGTAATCTGCATAGTCGGTAGTTTGAAAAAATTCAGTTGCAGTTATACAAGTCATTATTGTATCATCATTTCCCATTTGCGCACCATAGCTCCCATTTTTAAGTGTTCCAAAAAGACTTGCCTCTTGGACCGTAACAATATCATTTACTTTCATTTTATTAAGTTCTACCAATTTTTTAAGGTTTTGACAGAACACTGATTTATTATCGCTCTTTAATCTAATTCCTGGCTTAAGGGTTCTACTATCATGTCGATGTTTAAATCTTAAGACCATCTCATCTTCAAAGTCGTTACGTCCAGCAAACACAGTTCTTAAATATTGTAGTAATATTGAACCGTATGTATTGAACTCTATAATCATCTTAACATTCTCTGGATTGAATATATCAATTGCTAATGTGTATAGTATCTTTGCAAAATCTTCTATTGGATGCTCATTACTTCTAAACGTTGCAACTTGATTTAATCTAAAGAAATCATACATTGCCTGTGGACTTACAAATCCTTCAATATCTTTATCATCCATTGGTTCAACTTCCCATACATTTATTACTGAATAATCTCCGCCATTTCCTTCAGCAATATCTACTGAAAATAAATAGTACTTATCGGAATTTGCGGCAGATTCAATATCGAAGCCAGGGTCAAATCCTAAGCAATCTTTAGTATCTATATGAATATTATCAAACTCTTCCATGTCATGCCATACAAATTTCTTTGCATTCTTTCTCATAATCTTCATGGTTTGTGGGCTCAATAATAAACTGGATGAACTTGTAAATTCATTTCCATATTGTCTATTGAATGCATCTTCAGATCCAAGGTTTCCTAATTCTCTTTGATACCATGCATCATCTCTGTCTGGATGCTGCCACCAGTCTATTCTAGTTGCAGTATATTCGTTGTTTCCCTTTTCAGCATCAGAATAAATTTCATAGAATTTATTAAATCCGTTTGGAGTTGATGTAATATTAATTCTTGAAATCTTGGATGCGGAAAGCGTTGGATAAACGTTTTCATAAAATGAATTTACAATTGTTGGATGCACGTGGGCAAACTCATCAAGATACAAATTATGAATTGTAAAACCAATACCTGATTTTGCGGTTGTTGATTGACCTACAAGTCTACAACCATTATCAGATCTAACATTCATAACGTCGTATTTAATAATACCAGGTTTCATGTAAAATGGAAGATTCTCAATTACAACCTTTGCCTTGTCGATGATTTCCTTTGTTGAATCACTTTTATTTGCAAGAAGCAGCGTAGTTTTATCGTAATTAAACGTAAGGTACCATGCATTAAAAATAGAGGCTGTTACAGTTTTACCCATTTGACGAGAAGCCAATACAATATTAAATCTATTATTTTGAAAATCTCTAAGTAATTGTTTTTGATAGTCCCTTAGTTTTACTTGCTGAATCCCCTCATCAGTCATTACAACCGCATATTTCTCTGCAAAATAAACAATGTCATTAGCACATTTTGCCAACTCAGCAATCTCTTCATCCGTATATTCGAATACAATATTACCCCTCTTTAAGAATTGCTTACCTTCATAAAAAGGCATACTCACTTGTGGTCTATAACCTTTATCAAGTGCTACTAAAAGATCGTTAATACTTTTTGTGGACCATACCAATTTTTGAGATTCCTTTGAAGATTCTCCTTTGGGTATCCATACATTATCTCCAATATCGCTCATTATTCTTCAGTTATTTCTACGTCTTCGGCGTCTTCAGCACCATCGATGCCATCTCTGATCATTCGCATTAAGTCTTTAGTTCCTCTTTGAATTGAACTGTCTCCTGTGTGTTTTTCCCCAGTGGAAGCCTCAATTTCTCGAACATCATCTCTTCTTTTATAAATATCAATATCTCTTGCAATTCTCTTGGCACTTTCCTCAGTTGCCATTAGATACATTGTTTGAGATTTAATAATATCTAACATTGATTTCTGTAAGGTTGCCAGTACTTCGAACATTCTTGGTGCAACCTCTCCATCTTCAATTGCTTCTAACAGGGTTGTTAGTGCTCGCTCTCCAGCCTGTAATTGATAAACAAGTGAACTCATTGTCATTTCGTCCATCTTCTTTTTTGCCTGAATATACTCATCCTTCTCAATAATCTCCTCATCAAGATAAAATTTCATTAGGGCACTAATGGTTTTCTTTGCCTTCTTTGTTGAACTCTCTTTAAGTTCTCCAAATGATAGCATTGGTTCCATTCTTTTTGCAGGAAGTTGTGGATCAATATCTATTGTTTCATTTATCGGGTCTGAATCATTTCCAATTAAGGCTTCTAAATCCTTTCGAATGTCTTCGGCCTGTTCATTAATCTTTTTATCTGACATAAATATATTGTTTTATTAGGATATTTATCCTAATTATTTTGCATTAGCAAATTTTTGAAATCCTAGACTTGGTATTGCATTATCAATCACTTCAGCAAGTTGATTATCTCTTACAACATATTGATTTAATATATTTGAATGTTGTTCAACCTCAATTGGTGTATTAAATACTCTGATATTTGTCATCCACATATTATTTCCTCTAAGCGTATATTTGGTAAGAGAGTTCCATTCAAGTAGCGATACGTTATCTATAATTTCAGTGTACTCTAGAACTAGATTATTATCACCTGATTGTGGAAGAGACCCAGCACCAAGTATATTGCTTTGAGGATCAAGACTATATATAGAAACACTTGTGGTTAAGTATTCATTTGAGATATTAACAACATAGGCATACCATTTATTTTGATCTAGCGTCATTCCATGTGTCAACTGTGTTGTTGTTCCATTGATTGAAATATTAAATAAAGTATTTGATATGTATAGTTTAAATCCTCCCATTGCCAAATTGTCTCCAAATAAGAAGTATTCAGCAGTATCTAAACTATCAAAACGTGGTTTAAACCAGGCAGTGTACGCTGCATTTTCATTTGACATTAATTTAGACTCTTTAGCATAATATAGGACAGTATCCCCTACATTTGCTGCGGTTAAATCATAATAATTTTTGCTGACAACAGTCCATCTATTTTTTAAATCATGGTCAATTATTGAAAGATCCCTACTAACAAATTCTCTAATACCATCCTTATATAATGTTGAAACTGTTTGATATTGTTCAGGTTTAGTATTTTTATCATATTCAGTCTGAATCTCAGCACCAAAAATTTCTTCAATTCCAGTTGTTAAATCATCAGTAGCTACTTCAAATTCATTTTTAAACACCGAAGTTCTCTCTTGATATTTTACAAGTTTAATTCTCCAATATGATTTTGTTTTATTAAACTCATCTGCAATTGAAAGTGAATTGATCTCGTACATTCTATTAATAATTGGAATATACATGTAATCTTTATTTCTTGGTATTTTACCAGAACCAAAAGCCCTTTCAAATTCTGCAGCAGTGATATGTACTTCAAATTCTGCAAATTCAATTCCAAAAATATCGTATGTGTTTGCTTCACTTGGAAATTCATTATCTGGCACAAGCATCTTTAAAGTTTCTTGTGCAACTACATTGTGTAATGAATATTCCATTAAAATAACATCTTTGGTTCTTAGATCTGGTTCAGTTCTAAAATATTGAACCTCATGTCCAAAAATATCAGATGTTAAATTTACGAGTTGTTTATATAAATTATTGGTCTTTCCTAAATTATAGGGTTGAAATAAACCTGCGTCACAGCTAATTTGAATGTTTGCGCAACCATTATATCCAAATGAATCACAAGCCTCATCATCAAAACATACATTTGGACAGGATATAATTGTACCATCTTCGCTTACTTGTGTATATTCAATTGAAAGTACTGATATTGTATTTCCTGGAATAATAGCAGCAACTTCAAATTTAGTGTCGATCCATAGCGACTTTGTTGCATCAAATGTAAGACTAAAAAGATCTTTAAATGCTGCATTTTTATTTAATTCATGAAATTCAGAGAAAGTACTTCCATTTTGAGACCACCTAAACTCATAGTCAAATTTTGTAGTATTATCTGATGGTATGTAATAGTCCAATCCAGATGCCGTAAATTCTAATGGTGTTGTTAATATTATTTCAGAAAAAGAGGTAACTGTATCAATTTCATATTCAATGTTCCCGATAATAATAATATCTCCTGTTGAAAATATTAAGTCGAATTGAGTTTGCACTCCTATAATTGTACTACTTCCATTAACTACAGAGATAGAACCCGTCATTGCTTGTGTTTTTACACCAACAACAATATTCCAATCTGTTATTGAAATTGTATTTTCAAAAGGTGTGGTAAAAGATGCTATTAGGTAGTCACCATATTCATTTGCTGTATTTCCTGATACCATTACTCTTTTTTATTTTTATTAACCTCATCCTGTGGTTTATAAACCTCACCTGCGATCCAGGACATTATAAATCCAGTAAGAGAAACAAAGTATATTGATAGTTCATTTAGACTTGACATAAACCAGATTGCTGCAACACCGGCTATAGCCCATAAAGCGACAATAACATATATCATAACTTCACGTCTAGAATTCGGTCCCTTCTTAAAAATTCTTGTTTTTAGACTTGGTCTTTTACTTTCACCCCAAATATAGGTAGCAGCGTATGCTGTTAGGGATCCGAAATATACTGCAAGATCTGATAAACTTGCACCTTTATAGGCTCCAAGAACTCCCATAATAACCCATAAAGAAACTACAATATAGACTAGGCCTTCTCTTTTACCAAAATTTTCGAAAAACTTCATAATTAAACTTTATACTTTTCTTTATATATTCAAGAAAAAAAGTTTAATAATCTGTTATAAGTAGTATTAGCGTGTTATCCCCTTCCATTTTATGCTCAAGAATGTCAAGTATATCTAAAAGTACTGCAAAATTTTCATCTTCCTCATCCATATTTGAGTCAATGAGATTAGCTAACTCTTTTGCGTTAATTCTAGTGTATGGCACATCTTTAAATAATTCAATAGCTTTAAAAGCTTTATTTGCCTTTTTTAAATCTGCATCGTTATAAAGATCAGTTAACCTTAAGGTTGCTGTTAAAATTTTAAAGTTGAATTGTAGGATTTTATTACCATCAATCTCTTTTAGTCTGGTATATTCTTTTTTATTATTTAATGTGATTTTAAGATATTGCATGTTTTCAATCTCTTCACACATTTTATATAAAAAGAAACTTGTATTAATTTCTTTATGTAAAATATCTGAACCTATTGAATTAAATTTATTGATTTCATTCTTATAATTTACTTCTAAAAAATATCGCATCTGAGCTGCTGAAACTATAATAGAATTTGAATCTACTTCAATAAAATCAACTTGATTATTTAGTTGAGTCCATATTTTATTATCAATGTAGTTATATTTATACAGAGTAACTCCTACTGCCGTAGGCAATAGACTCATATCAAAATTATACATGTTCTTTTGGTTTTTTTAGTAAACTTGCATAGAATCTTCAATCTTTTTTAAAGATTGATATAATTCTTTTCTTGCAAAAGTTTCAAGTTCTTTAAATTCCCTGTTGCCTATTTCATTTCTTTCCATGAAAAAAGAAATAGCCTTCTCTGATGGTATATATTTTGATTTATCTTTTGTTGGTTGTGCAGATTTTTTAGTTTTAGTATAGATCCATGTAGGAACCCTTGAAAACCTTCTGGCAACAAGCGACCAACTATCTAATACTGCTATTGGATTAATTCCGTTTAAGTTAAAAAGATTTGCATTTGCAGGATACTGAATTGCAAAAAATCTATTAATCATAAAATGATGTCTCTTCTTATTATGATTTGTAATTTTATCATAATCAGCTGGCTTGGTAAACATTATCTTAATGAAGTCAAATAATTTTGTTTCGTCTAACATATATTTTCTATTGAGATTATTTGATTTGTTTACTTAATTTTAAAATAATGTATTTAGTTTTTTTGTGGCTGGTTTTTTATCTAATTCACTTAAATTTAACGTTGCAAAGGCGTCATAACCCTTAGGTGCTCCAGATGCAATACTTCTCTTAGAATTCCAATCAGTTCCTTCAAGTATCTTTTCCATTTGACTTAACTCAATTAGGCTAGTCTCTTTTGATATGTCAGATTCAACTGCTTTGTATATTGCCTTTTGAATTCCTTCAGGTATTGTGTTATAATGAAGTAACATTAGGTCTAAGTTTTGATTAAATCTAACCTTTATTTCTTCCTTTTCTATTTTACCAACAACTTCATGAACAATATCAACTAGAGTGTTAACACAATCTTTATTAAAAAAGTGGTCAATATGGAAATTACCTTCAATTTCTGTGTACTTTTCTAAAATCTGAAGAGCCTGTTTTTCGGTGATTGAGTAGTTTCTAATAGATCCGGAAGAGGTTCTTTTAGTCCATGTAACAACTGATTGTATGTTATCACTTTTATCACCTTGTAGGATTTTAGAAAAGATAAAATCGTCACAGTTAATTTCTTGTATTGTAACACCGTTCTTAGAGATCCATTCTTTAAAATCACTTTTAAGCTGATCTTGCATAACATCTGAAGATCCCATGTTAAACAATAAATCATCATTTGACATATTTTCTACTTTAGACTTTTGTAAGATTTCTTCAAAACCTTCAAACGTTAATAAATTTCTTTTAGAATTATAGTACCATAGAGTATATGCATCGGTTGCTTCATTATAATTAACTAATTGAATTAAATCACGGTCACCTGTCCATACAATACAATTTTTACCTTCATTATTTAATTGAGTAGACCATCCAAAAAGAATATCATCTGCCTCTGCCCCTGGTACTTTATGAATAATTACACCTTTAGATTCTAAAATAGATTGGAATGCTTCATAAGTAGCAAATACATTAGCCCAGTTAACAGAATTATCTGAAACTCTAGTACCTTTATATTCTGCTGCTGGAAAAAGGTCTTTTCTCCATGATTTTGAATCTACTGCAACAATAATTTGATCAACGAATGGTGTCATTTTGCGGACTTCACTTGCAAAGTCAATACTTAATTTACGCATTAATTGCGACATGCCATCTTCATCCTGTAGAAGCTGCTTGCCCTTAGGTCTTGGTAGGACGAAAAGCCTACTATGTAAGAAGTAGTTTCCGTCGATTATTAATGTATGCTTACCTAGTTTCATATTATATATGTTTTATTTATGTAAATATAATAAAATTCTACGACATAGAAAAACTTTTTATGAATTATTTTCCTAAAACTATCGTTTGAATTTTGTAAACACATGAAAGTAATGTAATAACTGGGTCAATAACAAGACTTCTCTGTGCTTGATGTTCTGCAACTGTAATTGCAATTTGTGGAATGTACTTAACACTTTCTGGTTGTTCAGTTTGAATGTACTCAATAAAATCTTCACCTAATGTTTGTAAAACATCATCAACCCTATTTGAGTACTCTCCAACTAATTGTTTGTAATTTTTTACAGGGTCAGTTTCATTAAAAATTAATACAAATACATCTTTATAGACTGAATTGAATTTTTTTACATCTTCTGCTGTAATATTTTGTGTTCCTTGTGTTTTATAACCCTGTAACTTATTAAGAGTTGTTCTTAAATCTGGAAAATTACGACGGACAAATTCAACAAGGGCTGGTTTTTCAATTGTCATTTCCTCTTTTCCGCAAATCTCATACACTCTTTTGATGTACTTCTTGGTTAATTCACTCTCTTCAGCTTTATCAAAGTCAAAATTAATTACTTCAAATCTACTCAAGATTGGATCTGGCAATTTATTAATGTAATTACATGTTGCAATAAATCTACTGTTACTTGCAAATTGTTCCATGGTTGCTCTTAGGGCTTTAAAGAACTGATCACTTACACCATCGACCTCATCTAAGATAACTACTTTAAATTTTCCTTGGTCATCAAGAATAGACATTGTTGAACAGAAATCTGTAATTCTTGTTCTAATAACATCAACTGAAGTATCTGTCGAAGCATTAATATAAAGATATGGAAGATCAAACTGTTGTACAATTGCCTTTGCCGTTGAGGTTTTACCAGTTCCTGGGCTACCTGCAAATAACATATTTTGGCTTAATCCATCTTTAAATTTGGACATTACTCTTTCAGGTAGAATAAGGTCACTTAAATTTTTGGGTCTGTATTTTTCTGTAAATAGAGCGTGAATCATGTTTTATGTAAAATTTATAAGTATTATATAAAGAACTTTGGATATGTTTCAGATAAATATCATATGGCATACAATAATAAATATCCTAAGATTCGCAGGACTGGAGGCCCCTATCCAAGAAATAGATACGGTGTTTGTTATGATGGACTTTCCCTACATCAGCGTAGATTACTTCTTGAAAATCCAATCCTTAAAGAAAGAGCACAAAGTGACCAATTTTTACATATTATATTTGAAGTGACCAGGTCAAGGCACGATCAACGTAAGAGTAAATTTTATTATGATAGGTCTACTGATGAATTTATGCAGATCGAGGAACTTAAAGAAAGTTATGATACCATAGATTGGAATTGCGCAATTTCTGGTGAACCCATTCGTTCTAATATAAATAACTTTGATGTAAAGAACTTTGTACATCCTGACTATTGGGAAACACTCTCTGATACGTCAGTGGACGGTAGAATCCTAACCTCTTCTCTTAAATTTCGTGAACACATAAAAAAACTCCTACTGGATCAACAGAAGGAGTTTATAAATCTTGCTCGTAAAAATTCTAAGCAATAATATATTATATTAAGAATCTAAATGCGTCTTTTATAGAATTAATTTGATACTTAGATTCGTTTAAGATTTTATCAGATTCTGATTTCTTGATAATTGCATCGTAATTTGCAGCCAATATAGTTCCTTCAGCGACTTGCCATTCTAATTTAGATTCAATATCTTCTGCTAATTCATTTAATCCTGCAGCCTTTGCTCTAATAATTAAAGAATCTTGTACTGATTTCTTTTTATCATCGTCAGTTTTGGTTTCACCATCAGTTTTGGTTTCACCATCAGTTTTGGTTTCACCATCAGTCTTGGTTTCGCCGTCAGTTTTGGTTTCACCATCAGTCTTGGTTTCACCATCAGTTTTGGTTTCACCATCAGTTTTGGTTTCACCATCAGTCTTGGTTTCGCCGTCAGTTTTGGTTTCACCATCAGTCTTGGTTTCGCCGTCAGTTTTGGTTTCACCGTCAGTTTTGGTTTCACCATCAGTCTTGGTTTCACCATCAGTCTTGGTTTCACCATCAGTCTTGGTTTCACCATCAGTCTTGGTTTCACCGTCCTTAGCTTCACCATCTTTCTTTTTCTTAGCTTCTTTCTTTAATCTTTCCTTTTCGGCTTCAATAGCGTCACTATTTTGATCCTCTAATTTAGAAATTGCAGCATCTTCTTCTTGAGCCTTTCTTTGAAGTTCTTGCATTTTAGTTTTAAGATCTGCCTTCTTGCTTGGATCATCTTCCATACCTGTGGTTCTTTTAATGATCTCCATTTGACCTTTAATTTTTTCTTTAGATAATCTAGATGTTGTTAAAGTTCCCTTTCCGTCAAATTTATCATCAACCATTTTTTGAAGTTCAATTGACTGTTCCTTTGCTTTAGTGGCCTTATCTTCTAAAGATTTCTTTTTATCTCCAGATGCTTTGTCTGCAGCAAATCTAATATCTGCAACGTTCATCTTAATTTTATTAACCTTCTTTTGCGACTTTGCAGCCTTAATACTTTTTATCCAATCTTTAATAAAATCTCCGCCGGCCTCATCAATATGGCCTTCATCTTCAATTTCTGCAAGTTCTTCAGTTAATTCTGACGCAAGTGTTTCTAATGAATTAATAATTGTATCAACATCATTAATAATTGCGCTGGTTGGTTGTGATATTGTAACTTGGGCATCTGATTCTTTAATAGAACTACGCCAATCGTTAAATGATCTAATATTCATAATTTTATTTTTTTTTATATTAATATATTCTATATATCCTTTAAAAACGGCATAAAAAAAGGGAACTAAATTAATAGTTCCCTTTAATATTTATACTAAATATGAGATTAGCTTAAGTTAATTAAGTTAGACCAAGCACCTGTGATGGCGAAAGTAACATATTGAGTTTCAGGGTGGAATCCTGCGTCAACTAATGCGAATCTAGATTTAACAGCAACTTTAGGAGCCATAGTTCCTTCAGCGATTGTTTGTACTGATTCAGCCATTAAGTAAGGCATAAATACTACACCAGGTCCGTTTCCGTCTCCTTTTCTACCTACAGTTATGTTGGTGTTATCCCATTTTAAAGTTGGGTCAGTGTATACATTGATTCCAGCAACAGATCCTAATGGATAGATTGCTCCAGCGGCTTGTGCAAAAGTGTTAGCCATTGGGTTAGCTACGAATCCAGCGATAGATTGTAAAATTGTAGCAACTTGTGGTCCAACAACTGCAAAGTTACCAGCACCTCTACGTCCTCTGTTTGCAATTAAGTTAGCAGCAGCTAAAACAGCAGTTAAGATTTTTCTGTGCTCAGATGCAACAGTCTCCCCTCCAGTTAATGCAGAACCTTCTAGTAAAGCAATATCCATGTCTAAGTCAGCGTTAGCTACGTTAGTAGTACCTAAAGTTCTGATTCTTCCTAAGATGTATTGGTTGATTGATTGAGTTAATTCGTTAGTTAAAACAGCTTCAACTTGAGCAACAGCGTCAACTCCGAATTGTTTTAAATCTTGAACTTGCTCTCTTGTTACAGCAGCAGCAACTTGGAAAGTTTCAGCAGCAACTGATTTAGAGAATAAAGAAAGACCCATTATTTTGTCTGGAGTTCTTTCACCTTCTTCTCTTGAATAAGGCGCAGAATATTCACCTTGAGCTACATCTTTTCCAGCGAAACCTCTAATGTGATCTTCAAGAGCTTTAACTAATTCTACAGTTACATCACCAGATGTTACAGTAAATAAGTCAGCAACTGTTTTACCAGCTTGATCTACGAATGCCTCACCAGCTTCGTTAATTTTGTAGATGTTTAATCCATCAATTCTAGAAGTACCAACTAATGTAGCACCTGCTTGAGTTCCAGCAGTAGCACCATCTAAATCAGCTAATGCTAAACCAGCACCAGAAGCTTTAACGTAAGTTGGAGCAACACCATTATCAATTCTACCACCTTCGTATACGAAGTCTAAGTAAGATAATAATCCCATTGGACCAGCCATAGGAACTACAGGTACTAAATCAAGACCGATAGTTTGAGCAGCAACTTGCATTGCTAAAGGTAATAATGAAGGAGCCTTGTCTCCAGAACCATTAACAGAAGAAATTCCGTTAGTGATATTTGAAGGTAAAGTTGTAGCGCCCATACCGTGAAGATTCATTGAAGGATCTAAAGACATGAAAGACGCATCTTCATATAATTTGTGGTTGTGACAGTAAGTCGACATCCATGCTAATTTCTCAGCATCATTGATACCAGTCGCAGACTCGATAATTGGAGCCCATGTTGATCTGATTTCAGATTCATTAATTAAATTTGCCATTTTTGTTTAATTTATTTTTTAATGGTTTTTATGTTTCGTATTCTTACGAGTTTCGATTCTATTCAGTTTTTTGCTTCTTAACTGATAATCGATATGTTGTTATTGTTTGATATTATTATATATCTATATTATTTGTGCGAAAATTTAAAAAATTGATTTTTTTAAAAATTATTTTTTAAATCTTTTTGCAATTTGTGCAGCTATATCTACTGTATCGTATCCAACTGCTGGTTTAACCTCAACTTTAGATTCATTTATCATGTTTAACTTTTCCATTACTGGAGCAGTTTCTCTAAGGTCTCTAGTTTGCCAAAAGTTTCTTACTTGATATTCAGTCTCTAACTTATGCATTTTAGATTGCGCCATGATTTGGTTCTTTTTACCTTCAGATAATTTAGTCCAAGTTTCATGGTATTCAGCTGGCATCATTGAAATAACAGTAGGTGTAGTTTGTTCTACATTTTTAGCTCCCATTAATGCGTTACTCCATAATCCCAAGATTTGTCCTTCAGTTAAATAACCTCTTCCTTCAACAGATGAAATCACTTTAGATTTTTCTTCAGTTGATAACTCATTGAATTCATTTCTTTTTGATTCAGAAATAAATTTAAAGAATGATGGATCAGATGTAGCTTTTACTTTAGAGCTTTCAATTAAGGCCTCTAATTTAGCAGTAATTGAGTTTTTGTAAGCCTCCATTGCATCAATCTCTTCACCTTCAGCATCTCCTTCGCCTTCAAGCTCATCTTCAAGCTCTTCGCCTTTATCATCATCGATTCCACCTTTTACATATTCAGTACCGTCAGCATCTTTAGATGGTTCAGTTACGTCTTTAGTTTCGTCTTCTAAATCTTCAGCTTCAACTCCAGCTTCAGAACCAGCTTCTTCTGATTCTTCAATCTCTTCACCTTCAGCATCTCCTTCGCCTTCAAGCTCATCTTCTAATTCCTCTCCTTTGTCGTCTTCAATAGATCCATCAGAATATTCTGTTCCTTCTGCATCTACAACGTCTCCAGAAACGTCTTTAGCGTCGTTTTCATCTTCAATTTCTTCAACCTCTTTACCAGCTTCGTCTTCTAATAATAGGTTAGAGTTTACAGTTTCAGCAACGTATTCAGCATATTCAGTAACTTTCTCTAAGTTCTCTCTTAAATACTCGATGTACTTAGTTAAGTTTTCATGAGTTGTAGCACCTTCATTATAAGATTCTGCTAAATAGTTTGTGTAGTTTTTAATTGAATCAACGCTTTCCGCGATATGCTCAGAATATTGAATAGAGTTATCCAATGTTTCTGCAAGTTTTTCTGAGTAAGAGATACCTTGATCTGCTTTTTCAGCAATGTGTTCTGAGTATGAAATTGATTCATCCAGCTTCTTAGCTAAATAATCAGTGTACTCTTTTAATGATGTTAATTGAGAATTAGTAGACTCTGCATCTGTTAAAGAATTCATACCCTCTTTAATGGTTTTGATTTCTCCAGAAAGATACTGAGAGTATTTATTAAAATCCTCAACCGTAATAAATTTAGACTCTGCCATTTTTGTTTCGTTTATATTTTGAATTGGTTGTTTTTCATTTGTATTATTTATCTCGTAAATAAATAGATTGTTTTCATTAATGAATCCATAAGATTCATTAACTCTTTTTAATTCTGCATTCTCAAACCCAGGATCTGCTACTAAATCATAAGTAAATAGTTGTTTGATTTTTACAGTTCCATTTGATTCAACTGCTCCCGCAGCTCTACTTGAAATTTGTAGGGGAACTCCAGCATCAACAAGAGCCTTTGCCTGTCTTCCAGCCTCTGTATCTAATAGTCTGATACGCCCTTTAACTTGTTTTGTTTCTTTATCATATGCCAGCTCTTCAATAATATGTGATACATTTTTAAGAGAAACATCAAAATTACTAGGGTGATCAAGTTCACCTAATAATTTGCTTGATTTAATTTTTGCTTGAAGAGATTCAATCTGTGGAAGATATTCAGATTCAGTGTAGATTCTATTATTCTTGTTCTTTTTGTCAATTTCTCCAAAAATACCTTCTAGAATATAGACTCCACCGTCCTGTTTAAACTCTAACTCGGTTGATGATCTTTCAAGGATCAGTAAATTATTAGTCATATTATGTTATTTTATTTATATTGTATTATATATCAACTTAAAAAGATGAAAATTTCAAAAAATTATTTAAATCTTGCTAAATCTATTTAAATGTCTAAATCTCCTAAGCCATCATCATCAGATCCTTCTTCCTCTTCCTTCTCTTTTTCCTCCTCCTCAGTCTCTTCAGCGTTTTTCTCTTCTTGATACTCGAGAAAGAATTTTATAAGTGTTGAAATATCTTCATCGGTAAAAGATCCATTACCATATTCATTATAAAAGTATTCTTTAAATTCTTTTTCGGTTTTGCTTGAAAGTATTGCACCAAGTATTTCAGTAGATTTAATCTCAGAACCATTATCTAGGGTAATGTCATCAATAACTACTTTAGAATCTTCACCAGCATCAATTGCGCCCTCTTCAATTTGCGGAGCATTTAACTCTTTAGAAAATTCTTCAAATGTTTTTATTTTTTTCATTGTACTAATTTATATTTATAAACTATATATCATTATATTACATTCCCATATCCATTGGATCCACTTCAGGTTCTTCAGCCTTTTTTGCATCTTCTCTCTGTTTATAAGCCTCATTTGCTGCTTTATCATCTGGGCTCAACTTCAAGTATCTATCAACAAGGAACTCCATGTTAAAGTATGGCATCTCTTCCATTGTAACTGGATCTGTTTTCATCAGAGAATCCTGCATTGTACTAATAAAGTCTAGTCTCTTCTCCATGATTTCCATCTGCTTTAATTCAGCAAACATGTTTTCTTCGTGGAATTGTAGTGCGATTTGAGTTTTAAACCCTGCATCATCTTTAAATTCAGGATATTTAAGACACATTTGAATCCATAGGGGTTTAACCAGCACCTCTTGGAACGAAGATCTAAGTCTTTTAACAAACTTAGAGAATTTGATCTCATCTCTAATCATACCATCTGCTGCCAAGTTAAAGTCTCCTCCACCGTCTTCATACATAAATCTATTGTAAGGAATCTTTGAAACTTGTTTAAGTTTATCTGTGAAATATTTTAAGGCTTCAGTATCATTAATGTCTGGTCCTTCACCACCAAGAGTTTCAATCTCAGGTTGTTCTCCGTCCTTACTAGGCAACCAATATTCTTTATTGAATTGTAACATTGGTTTTCCATTAGTGGTCAGATTTGCACTGTCCCAATCAAAATCTACAATCTCTTTATAGTTATTCATTAACTGTGCAAGTGATTGTTTTGCTCTAGTTTTAGATTTACCCCCAACTGGGATAATAAATTTCATTCTATAAGAAGAGTTTGTCACAGCCCAAATAACTCGGGTATGTTCCATGATTCTCATTAGGTTGAATGCTCTTACAAGTCTTTCAAGGTAAGAAACTCTACTCGCTGTTGTAATTGAAGAGTATGAAATGTATACAATTTGAGAATCATATAATTTTCTCTCTTTCATTGGATCATCTTTAAATTGAATCCAAACTTTTTTACCGTCTTCGTGGTTATATCCTGGTACAAGTGTTATTGGGTCTATTTCTTTAAAACCAATAATCTGTGTCATTTCTGGATTGTAGATAATCTCAAATGATAAATAACCATCAATTAACCATTTTCTAAAGAAATACCATGCAGATTGATCCTGGTTAAATCCAAAATACTGATAAATTTCTCTATATGATTTATTAAGATATTTTTGAACCTCTTCTGAAACCTCCATACCAATAATTTCTGGATTGGCAAAGAAATTTTTATTATCAAATACAATTGATTCATCGCAAAGAATATCTAAAATGTCCTCAATCTCATCATGTTGAGAGAATTTTCTAAGTTCATCACGTTTTGCCTGGTATTGCTGATCAAAGAATGGTACGTTTTTACGCATATTTGTATCAGCCATAGAAAGGGCTGCAAATGCGCCATACATATCATCATTGTCAAGTCCAAGGGGGTTCATTGTGCCATATCCAAATTGATCCTCTACTGGACCAATCGCCTGAGACTGTCTAAGTACTAAGTCATCATAGTACATTCCAAATGACGATAACTTCTTAAGTGTATCGCTTAAATTGAATGTTTTTTTACCAGTACTTAATGGACCATTTCTATCTACAAATCCTGCCATTATATTATGTTATTATTTTAGTTATATATCTATTTTTTATAGACTGTTCTTAAACAACCTTTTTACTTCATTTATTGTTGTTCCTTCAAGTTTAATAAAATCGCATAGTATTATTTCTGGCCATTTTTCATAGGCAACTACTGCTTGATTTATTTTTCTATCGGGTCTATATTGTCTTAGGGCAAATCCATATCCTTCAGAATCTAGAAAGGCTTTCATACCATCATATGTTATTCTTAAAGGTCTTTGATTTATTGCATCTCCAGATTTTCCAACTGATGCAGATTTTATTCGACCTTCCATCATATCATATAATCTATCCAGTAATCGTTCTTTAAACTCAACTGGAAGCAGGTTAAGATTAACCCCAAGATCAGTTTGACCTTTTTGTTCTATTGATAATACAACTGGGTTTTTATCCCACCATGGTAAGTTTTCTGTGATTGGTCTATATTCAAAAACATAAATTTTTCCTGGTAGGAATCGGTCTCTGGTTACTTTAGCCTCTTTAATTGCTCTAGATTTTATTGCAGAATTAAACCATTCCTCAGCAGCAGTTCTAGCCTTTGCTTTACTATCTGATTCTTTAATTAATTCTTTAATTCTTTTTTTAATGTAACCCATTTTTAATTGTGTCTTCAGTTAGGACAATAAACTTCCAACCTCTTCCATCTGCATATGTTTTTGCAGCATTATACTTGTCCATATTTTTTACGTATTGCTCTGCTAGAAACTTATATGAACTTAATGCCTTTTTAGAATTCTTTGTTGGAGGCTTAGGTTTTGTTATCTGATCTTTTGGTTTAATTTCTACTAAATACTCTTCATAACTATTATCCTGTTTTAATTGTTTAAAATAAAAGTCTGGATAATATGAATGGCTCTTATTTGTTTGTCTTGACCAATATTGAATTTCAATAGGTTCGCTAGACCAATGTATTACTTTATCATTTGAGTCGCACCAAATCATAAATTTATATTCCCATGAGCTTCTGTATATTATCGGCTGAGGTCCTATATATTTTTCTGGATTTTGAGGATTAAAATATCCTTGTTTAAATCCTGATTTTTTTGTTGGTTTGTTATTCTTTATTGACATTTAAATTGAATAAATACCAGTACTATCATCACCTCCTGAAGAGTCAATTGAGATAGTTCCTTTATATTTTTGAGGATGTATTTTATTCCAACCTTTTGCATACCCGCGTTTAGCAATTTCTGTAAAATATGCAAATGCATTTGGATAGTCAGGGTTAAAATTTCTCCAATATTTTAATAAATCTAATATTGCAAAAGATAGGCAATCCTGTCGATCATCATCATTAACATATGACATCTTTCTAATAGCCCTTTCTGCCAATAAGATTAACATCTTTTCAGCAGTTGGTGTTAATTTATCAAGTTCTTTAGATTCGGACATTGCTGCATGAAGATCTTTATTATTTAAATAGTTTTTGCTTTTAGCCACAATTTATGTATTTAGTTTATAGTATATTATATAAGATTAATCCGTTTTGTTTAATCCTGGTGATTAAATAGAAAAAGGGACGCTTTGCGACCCTTTTATAAAGTTTTTATTTATAATTATTATTCAGCTACATCATGTAATTCTGGATTTAAAGCTTTACTAATACCTTTAATAGATCCTAATTTTTTACCTAAATCTTTTTTAGCTAATTCTTCTGCCCTTTCTTCAGCGTTTGGTCCTTTTTTAACAGCCACACGATATGAAGCTAAATATGCACCATCCGGTTCTTGAATACGTAAAGCATAAACCACGTGAGTTCTTGCCATTTTACCACCATCAGATTTACCTTCAGAAATTCCTGTTAATTCAGCAATCTTAGATTCCCAAACTTTAATTTCTCCTGAAATTAAATTGTCAGCTGCTTTAATTTCTTCAATTGATTTATCAGCCTCAGCTAAAAGACCTCTTTGATCTTTTAAGAAAGAAATCATTGATTCATATTTTGCAATATTTTCTTCAATTTTAGCAAGTTCTGCAGCCTGTCCTTCAACAAGTTCGCTTAAGAAAGTTGCAGCGCTTTTTCCAGTTTTTTCACTAACATAATCAACAACTTGATTTGCATTATCTGCTTTAAAGAAATTAGAGATTTTGTTTTCTGTATTTAATCTTGCGACAAATACTTTTTCTTCTAATTTAAATACATTAACTATATTGTTGTTTCCTTCAAATGTAGCAGCAAAATCTAAGTTTACAAAGTTTTCTAAAAGAGTTGGAAGAGATTCAAATAACTCAGCTTTAGTAACATCGTTATATCTTACTGCTCCAGATCCTAAAACATGTTTTGAGAAAGAATTTTCAATAACTGATTCATTCATTGAAAAGTTATTTTCTTTAAGGTTAAATACAAATTTAGAAGAACCGTGAAACCATTTAATAGTTTCGTTTCCAAATTCAAAAGATTCAAATGCTGCAATTGCACTCTTTAATTTTGAATCGATTTTGTTTCCTTCAATTTCCTTGATTTCATTTGAGTTGTCCATTTCAAAAACTCTTCCGTTCATATAGAACTGAAAAGATTCATTAACTTTAACTAATGGTGATAAAATATTCGTCATCATAATTTTTATTTTTATTTTATTATATATCTTTTAAATTTATTTAAGTTTGTCTGATTCATCAACTGTAATACTACTAAATTGATTTGTTTGATTATTAACAGTAATAATAGAACTTGACGTTAATTCAAACATTCTATTTCCAATGTGCATTTCAGTATTATTTTTACTGCCACTTCTAGAATTACCGCCATTTTTAGAATTAGCACCTGGGCCATATAATCCATTATCAAATGAAGGTAAAAATGTATTGACTTCAATTGGAAAGACTATTTTATATTTATCCTTGTCTTCAAATGTAAATTCAATTGGTTTTTGTACGTCATAATCCTCTGACATTGCATAATATGAAGATAATCTATAAGTACCCTCATCTAAATGTCCAACTTCAACATTAAAGTAGTTTGACTTGTATAGTGTTTTAACTATTGATTCAGTTATTTTAAAAGCATCTAGTGTTGAACTTACTAAAATTTCGACATCAAATCCAATATTTAATGGTATCATCTCAAATTCAGCAACATAACCCTGCATAGCTCCATTCTCGTCCATTCTGGTGTAATTACCAACAGTTCTTTTATTAACTAGTTTTCCGGAATCTATTGCAACTGAAGATAGGTTTACAATACCCCTTGGAATTACATCATAATTACCATCTGCAAATCCAGCATCAGGATAACAATTTGGGCCGCTTGCTGTTGCAAATAAAAATTGATCTCTTAAAAATTGGTCATCACCTGTTATTGAATAGTAAAAAGGAACATCAATTTGGGCTCTAGTGTTGTTGTCGACTTGTCTATAAATAACTAATTTATTGTTTAAGTCGGCAAGAAGCCCAATGATTACATGTCTAATCACACTATCGTCATGGTTAAACTTCAAATTGTAGGACGCCATTGATATTTTATTTATTTTTGTTTATATATCTTTATTCAATAGCTTCAATCTCAAATTTAGAAAAACCATTCTCTCTATAGATTTGAATTTTTTTATCAAATAGCTCATGCGGCAGAACCGTGTGATTTATAATAAATGTATTTAATTTGGCCTCTTTAATTACTTGACTAAGTATTTTAAGAATGTTATGAACTCCATCTGCATCAACTGAACTTAACAACTCGTCTAAAAACAGGAGGTTTAGTTGTGGAAATCTTAATTTAAGAATCTTAATAATCGCAATGATAATAATAAAATCTGCCTTCTTACGCTCTCCGGTCGAAAGGGTCATTGGATTAATCTCTTCACCTAAATGATTAATGATACAATTAAACTTTTCATCAAAACGAATATGGAAATGAAGGTGCATTGTTTGAGTCATTGCTGCAATATTTGCGTTTAATCCTGGTAAGATAGTTTTAATTGCTAGATTTTTAACACCATCTTCTCCAAGAACCTCTTCAACTAATTCTAAAAATCCATACTCTGCTGATTTTAAATCTTTTGCAGACTCTTTTTCCTTTTCTTTAGTTTGAAAATCACTAATAATTTGTTCAAGATGTGAAAAGTCTGCAGTACCATTTAAAGAGTCTTTGATTGAAATTAATTCATTTTTAAAGGCTCTAATATTTGTATTTAAAGTTGATACTTTATCTCGAACAGATCTGTCCTTTTCTCTAAGACTTTGAACTTCTTCTCGTATTTGAGTAACTGAGTCCTCCATCTCTTTAATCTTATTTGGAAGCTCTTTAATATCCTTTTCTAAATCACGTTTACGATGGTCGTGGAAAGTTCCAACCAGTTCACTTTCACAGGTTGGGCATGTATTATTCTCATAAAGATCTAATTTCTTTTGTAGAGATTCTAATTGATACTTTAAGGTTGAATAATTACCTTGCCTTTCTTGAAGATCACTACTTAAGGTTCCAATACTATTAGATATTTTTGTTTGAGCCTCTTCAAGTTTTATTTTATTATTATTATAAACTACAAGAGAGTCTTTTAAACTTTGGATTTTTTGTTGATCTTTTTGTGCACTTTCAGCAATTAATTCATTTAATTTTAAATTAACTGAGTCGATATTATCATTTAATTGTGTTAACTCTTGTGTGTATATGTCTAATTCATTTTTAAGACCCTTTCTCTCCTCACGAATCGCAGTTTGCATATCATTAAGAATAGAGAAACCAAACATCCTATCGACAATTTGTCTTTTATCACTATTACTCATTGTTAAAAATGATTTGAAATCATTCACAGATAAAATAATAATGTTCTTAAAAACATGATATGGAATTCCATATAATTCCTCTTCTAAATAATCCTGTACGCTCTTTTTACCCGCTTTGTCAAATTCAACTCCATTTAAAAAGACTTTAAAAATTCCAGGGGCCAATCCTCGCTCAATAACAATCATTGTCCCTTTGCATTCAAGTTTAATTCGGACCCAAAGTTCTTTATTGATTCTATTTGGAAGATCTGACATTTTAACACCTTCAACCTTTCCGTAAAGTCCAAAAATAATAGCATTTGCGATTGTTGTTTTGCCCTCTCCATTCTTTCCAAGAGTTAAAAACAATTCTGCAACATCTTCACTGAATTCTATTTTTTGAATCTTATTACCGTAACTTGCAAAGTTTTTAAGTTCAATGCTTTGAATTTTCATACTACTCTATTTCATAATTATATGCACAGAAATCGTGAAGTTTCTTTAATCGTGCTTTTATTTGGTCTTTAACATCTTCATCGTGTCCTAAATTATCAACATACATATTACATAAATGCAATATATTATAGTTTTTATAAAGGTCCTCAATCTCATCCATGTCATACATATCTTTATCTAAGAATGTATCTTGCTCATAGATGTTTGGTTCAATTTTTCTACTTACATTTTGAACTTTGTTAATCAGTCTTGAAAGAGCAGAAGTTGTTGCAATATTGGATGGAATGTATAAATCTACATAATTGTTTCTAATTGCATTTTTAAATTCACCAAGAGGCACATTGTACAATTGGGTTAAATAGAATTTAACAAACTTTGGTGATATAGTGTTTTCAAAGAAAGTCTCTGACATGTCTTCTAAATTCAACAGGTCAAACCCTTTAGTATTATCCATATCGCTTCTTGTTAATTCATACGGAGTACCAACCATTCTAAGTTTACCTCTTCTCTGTCTATAGTGAATATGTCCACTAAAAACTGCGTCAAACCTGTCATATGTGGATGCTTCAACTCCATGAAAATTATCAACCTTCTTATTTAATTTAATACCTCTAACTTCTGAGTGACAAAATACTATATTTGAATTTGGAAATTCTTCAAGAGTTTCTCTCTCATGATCAGTGTCTCTTCTCCATGGCATTAATAAGACCTCTTTGCCACCCCAATTAAATGTTTTAGGGTCCTTATATATTGCAACGTTTGGAATCCATTTTAGGGTATCAATTGAAGTAACTTCATTACTTTTCTTTGCCCAAATATCATGGTTTCCTGCAATAACATGTACTGGTAAGATTTCTCCAAGTCTTTCAAAAAGATCTACAGCATAGTGAAGCACTCTAATGTTAATGCTTTGTCTATTATCAAATGCATCTCCAACCTGTACTAAAATATCACCTTTTTGATAATTTTTAAGAAGAGTTGGAATAAACTGATTATCATAGAAATCTTTCATCATTTCTAGCCATTCCAATGAACTACTCCTGACTCCTAAGTGCATATCACCCAGGATCCAAATTCTTTTAACTGGTAAGTCTAGCGTTTTTTGATCGATCATATTAGAATAATTTATTTATATTCTTCTTCTTAAGCACATTTGTTTTTTTATCAAGAGCATCTATTAACTCCTCTTTGAATTTATTACCCAGAGAAGCGTAAAACTTAGTTGGATTAATATTAAAGTAATCACATAGTTCTGAATAAATTTCAATAATGGAATGATCTGATCTCATCTCATCTGAAATATACTCATAAACTTCATTAATTTCTATCTTTTTTAATTTTACAGTTTGCTGAAAATCATCAATTGTATTAAACTGTTTAAATCTAGATGCTAATATTAATTCATGAATTGTATCTCTTATGATCGCTGATTCAATTTTATCCTCTTCATCTCTATTATCTAAGTAGCTTGGAGCAACTTCAAATTTAAGTGTTGCATCCATTTCAAAATCGCCGTCTTCAAATGTATTGTCGAATATTTTATCTCTTTTTGTTCTCATTATAAGCTGTGTATATTTGAATTGGAAACCTCGTCTGTTTCATGAAGTCTCATGTAATTATAATTGATGTCTAATTTACACTTAACACCTTTACCTTCTCCATCTCTAATCTTTAATATTTTTAACCAATACTCATTAGAGGCTCGCATCATATCATCTTGAATAATACCAAGCATCAAATCAGCTGTGTGTGAAAGCCCTGCAGATTCTGCAACGTCTCCCATTCCAATGTCACTTGAGTTGTAATTATTACGGTTAATCTGAGTTGCTGTAACTATTAACCACCCATTTCTAACACCCATCGCACGCAAATCTTCGGCAATTTGCTTAATCTTTAAGTACATATTTTCAGAGTTTAGATTTCTATAATTTGCAAGGATATTAATATAGTCAATCACTATGCACCCAAGTTTTATTTTTCTCTCCTCTTCAATTTGTTTTAAATAGGCTTCAATATCTGGTACAGTTGCTTGTGATGTTGGGAATTGCTTAACAAACAATTGTCCTGGTGGTGTTAAACCGTCTCCAACGCTCTCAAGTTTTCTTTTTATTAAATCTTTATTCTTAGCCTTTTGGTCGTATTCATTCATTGGAATAGTTAAAAGGTTTGCTCCAATTCTTTTAAGAACTTTATGAGCTGCCATTTCCGCTGAAACAAATGCAGTGTTAACACCCATTTTAACAAAATTAGCAGCATCGTTTGCTAAGTATATAGATTTACCGATGTTTTGTTCTCCAACATAAACTACAAGTGACCCGTCTTTGTCGTATCCACCTGAAAGTAATCTATCTAGAAACAAATACCCTGAGCTTACCTTTTCTCTGTTTTCATGGTAGTGATCTTCGGCATTAAAGAAATCTAATCCTATATCAGAATTAAATACAATAGAGTTTCGATCATTAATTAATCCTTTAACTTTAGAAATGATTGACTCTACATTATCAGGATTAACATCAGTGGTCTTGATATATTCTATTGTATCAAAAAGAGTTGCATCAAAGTTTTTCCATTTGATCCATGATTCAATAGTTGAAGTTAACCACTCATCATCATATTGTGTAAGATCTGTATTATATACAAGATCCATTAATGAATCTTCAACCTTTTCTTTTACTTTAGGGCTATTAACCAATAAAGTCATTTGATCTCTAGAAGGAGACTCATGAAATTTATCATAAAACTTCTTAGCTAGGACATTCATTACATCAATCTCTTCTGATGTGTAAAATCCTTTTTGAATTTTATCTAAGTATTTAGGCTTAGCTAAAGATAATTTAAAGAATATTTTTTCAAATTCTGGTCCGAATTTCATGTATTATTTTTTTATACAAGTTATATTAAAAGATACTAATTAGTTTATTCTGATTTGAATATACCATTTGTCTGAGAATATGGTTCCTTGCCCCATAGATTAAATGCCAAGGCTCTTCTTGTTCCTGTTAAGACTTTATCAACTCGATGGGGAACATATCCTGCATCAAATATAATTAATCTATTTGGTCTACATAGGATAACTTCTGGTTGTTTATCTTCACCATCAGTATATACATTAAGTGCTCCTCCAGTGAATTCAGAACCAATTGGATAGTAAACACAACCAATTACAGGGCTCATCCTATCGCCGGTTTTTTGTCTATAGGCAACATCATCGTCATAATGCATTTCTAAATAGTCTCTAAATCTACCATTTGGATCTGCCTCTTGAACTCCTGTCCAATATTCAAAACCATCAATATCATAAATATTGCTTAGGGGATAATTGTATCTCCAAACATATTCAATTATTTTTTTCTTAGTTGAATTTGCTTCACTATTCCACCATGCTTTCCAGTAATAATATACACCTGGATCTTGAAAGAATGCAGTGTCTTCTGCTATTTCTTTTAATAAGTTTTCGTCTGTAATAAAGTCGTCAAATACTGCTATCATTGGTATGGGTTTATTTTTATAGAGTATGCTTCTTTGCCCTCTTCAAAACTTGTTTGTTCTATTAGTCCTAATTGGATTGCTTGTTCTAATCCTTTTTCAGCATTCTCAACATTACCATTAGAATGATAATTAATTAATGAATGTTTTGTAAAATTATTTCTAGGACGGTCAGGTCTTTTTAAAGTTTCGGTTGCATAGATGTGAATAATATCAAATGCATTAGGAAACCCATCAAGTTCCTCTTGAATTCCAAGAATATATTTGATGGGCAACTTATCTTCAGTTAGTTTTCCGATGTTTAATTCCATTACTCAGCGTTCTCTGTTTCGTTTAACATTTCTTCAATATCCATGCTAGATGACTCGCTATTGTAGTTAAATATTGGTTGAATATGTTTTTCGATTCTTTCTAAAACTTCTTGAGTAAATACTTTAGCTGTGAAAAAATCTTTATTAGGTACAGCTTCGTCAAGGTGTTCACAGATCCAACCTCTAGCACTTGCTTTAGGAACTTTCTTACCCTTTTCAATTGAACCTTTAGTAATTCCACAAATATCCCAGGTTGCATACTGTTCAAGTCCGACATATGGATTCATACCTTCACTAAAGTTTAAGTGAAATTTGATTGGCGTTGGTTTAGCGAATCTATTCTTATCAGGTTTTGCCGTTACAATGATACCAACTTTATCAGCTCCGTCCTTCAATTGAGCCTTATTTAACATAAGAACTATTGAAGCCGCATACTGTGGTCCAGTACCACCTCCAGCAATTTGACGTGATATAAAATCTTGTGTCTGATATGTGTGGTTTGTAAATAAGAAAGGAATCTTTAAATCAGCAAGAGGTGTCATAATAATTCTAAAGATTGACTTAAGAATTTTGGAACGGGTCATATCCGCTTTTTCACTTCCACTTGCAGCATCATCAATTTCTTTTTGAGTTGCTAGGTTACCAGCACTATCTAAAACGATCATGATTTTAGGAATATCTCCACCTCTACGCTTAACCTCTTGCATTTTTTGAGTAATCGTAGTAACTGAAGTTCTAAAGTCTTGAACAGTATTCATTGGTTGATAGTTTACTTTAGTTGTATCAATACCAAACTTTTCCATTTGTTCCTTGTCAACTGCAGCTTCAGAATCATAGTAAATTACACTATAACCCATGTTAATTGCCTCTCTCACTGAGTTTAGCATCAAGAAAGTTTTACCAGTTCCTGAAGGTCCAGCAATTGAACAACTTCTATTGTTTGGCCATCCTCCAAAGAGAGAGCCGCTAACGCATGCATTTAAATGATAGTTTCCAGTATGAATCCATTCGGTAACTTCAGAAAAGTTTGATTGGTTCATTACAGAACCTAGTGGATTTAAGTTTGATAACTCATTATTTAAGTCATCGAATGTAAAATCTTTTTTAGCCATTGTTAAATATTTTTGTTTCTTTTTTTCTTAATTCTGTTAGTTCATCAATGAGTTCTTTAGTTTCGGTCTGGATTGAATCCATACTCTTCTGAAGAACTTTAAGTCTATCATGAATTTTTTTATAATGATGCACAAACTCTTTTTGATCATCATCTAGTGTGTTATAATCTAATCCCTCCATTATTTTGTGTTACTTCATTAATTGAATCTAGTAAATTTATCTGTGCTGGATCTACAAATACTTCGTTTGCATTTTGCGATTTAATTACAAGTTCCCTAATAGCACCTCCTAGAGCTGCATCATTTGGATGTTGTTTTACCAGTTTTATGATTTGGTCATGTGTTATTTTCATAATTAAAATAGTGATGTTGAATAAATTAAGTTTCTGTTTAATGTTTGTAAACCTACACAAGTAAGAACTCTATTTAATGGGTCAATAACACTCTTTTCAAATTGTAATTCATAATCAACTGGGGGTGCAATTTCATAAGGATGTGAACCTGGCTGATATGCAAAAATTTCACAAGTTGCATGTTTACAGTGATATAATTTTAACTTCTCGCCGTTTCCAATCATTTTGTACTTATTTTTATACTTCTTATTAGTATTCATTAAGAAGTTATAAAATCCTGCTGCCTTTACATTTGGAGGACATTTTAATCCATATTGAAATTCAATAGTATCATCTACAATATATTTTTCAATGTTATTTGTTCTCTTGTTAAAACAAATCTCGTCAATATTAGCTAATTTAAACTCTTTCTTACAATTTTTTAAATAATCAACCAACTTTTTTAATAAAATGGCTGTTGGTTTTTCAGATAGAATTAATTTTAAGGCTTCAGTTAAATGCTTTCTTGCAAGCGCTGGAGTTGAACTTTGAATTGTATCAAATCCAATCGTCTTAATCTTTTTAAGAGAAGGGTATCTATCATTGATTTCAAGTTTGTCTTCCCAAGCAATGTTTTGCAAATACTTTTTCTTTGCTAGCCAGATTCCTGAATAGGCAATTGTTTCTAATTCAAAGAACAAAAAGTTTTCAGTGTTAGTTACTTCAGCGTATTTTTGCATACACTTTGTGATATAATCATTGATCCTGAACTTGTACAATTTCATAATAAATTGATCGATTGGAAGTTTTTCTTCTAACCATTCAATAGATTCATACATCTCTTCGAATTGAACATAACATGAGTCAGTATCGATATAAACAACTGATGGTCTTACCAGTTTATTTTTAATGCTTATTTTAAAATAATCATGAACCGCAGTATCTTTATGCCAAAACTCCTGAAAATACTTATTAAGAATCTTTTCAGAATATAGAATCGCAGATTGACCCTGTAATGTGATCGATTCTGCGATGTCTATATTAAAAAAGTGAAACCATTTATTACCGAAGGCTCCATAAATAGAGTTAAGCATTACCTTAACTGCCTGCTCATATGCAGTATATTTTGAAGACAATGTTGAATAATGATCTACCAAGACTTTTATTTCATCTTGGGTTAGATCATTTTCTGGCTTATTTATTAATTCTTCGATATTCATAGTTTATTCAGCGGTTTGACATGTTGCAATAGTTAATAATGTTTCAGAATCCTTTGATCTTAAAACAACTCTATTACCCATAACATTTGCAGAATAATCTTCTCTGTCTAAAAGGTTTAAATATTTTTTAAATAATGTAACAATACCGGGTCTACCTCCTTCATAATCTGGAGTAACTAACATGTTGTAAGTTTTTCCTTTCATTCTTACACCATCTCCATTTGCACTGATTGAGAATGTTTCCTCTTTATCCAATCCAAAAAGATTACGAACTTTAGAAGTTGTAGAGAAATCCATATCAAACACATAGTCTGGTGAATCTATATTAAAGATTCCTTGAATTTGAGAATCTGTAAGGTCTTTGTATCCTAAAGATGGCTCGGAACAGGCTAATTTAATTTCTAATTCATCATTAAAAATTTTAAATTCAGTAGCAACACAATCTTCATCATTTTCTAAGAATTCTACCTCAGCTTGAATAGAACCATTATCAAATTGCTTAAATGCTTCTGTTAAACGAGTAGCATCGAAGAAAGCAATTTTTAATTCTTTGTCGGTTGTGATGTTTCCTTCTTCGATTTGAAATACTTCTCCTAATGGAAGTCTGTGATGTTTTACCGCGTCTCTTTGTGGTAAATACGCAGATGCTTGAACAACACCGTCTTTAATTTTAAAGTAAATGAATGTATCAATCACTTTAAGTCTGTTAACGAAATTAATAAAATTCGTTTGATTTACTTTGTTAATGCTAATCTTCATGTTTTTATTTAATATTAATGATTTAAGTATTATATATGGAAATATTGGTTTGTTTCACTTAATATTAGACATAAAAAAGGCAGAGATAGTAGCGAACTTTCTCTGCCAACCCGTTAACTATAACGGTCCTAAAATGTGGTCCTATTTCATACCACCGGATATCTTATCCTTCACAACTTGCACATTCAAGAATATCTCTTGCAAATGATTGTGCCGAACTTTGACTAAATTGGTAATATAGAGTTTTAACTCCTGATTCGTGTGCATTCAAATAAAGCTTATTAATATCTTTTGCTGGCACAGATGGGTGAATCATTAAGTTCAAAGATTGTGATTGATCAATAAATTGTTGTCTTTGTCCTGCTTGTAAAATTAATTCACTTGGACTAATTTCAATAAATGATTTAAAGACCGCTTTAGTTGGAAAATCTAAATGCTGAACTGAACCGTCCTTCTTTAAAATATCTTCCCATACTTCATGTGTATTTAAACCATATTTCTCTAATTCCTCTATTAGGAATGGATTCTTATAAATAGTTTTTGACTTGGCCAAATCTTTAATAAAATAATTAGACTTAATTGGCTCTATACCCATACTTACCTGTCCTAAAATAAATGAACTCGATTTTGTTGGAGCAATTGCAATTAGTGTAGTATTTGCATAGCCATCTCTAATACACTTATAACCTTTTTCATCATGTAACCATCTGGATGCCTCTTCACTCTTTTCTTTAAGAGTTGAGAATATTTCATAGTTAAGTGCCTTTGCCTGTAAAGATTCAAATTCAATTAATTTAGATTGAAAAAGTGAATGATAACCAAGAACTCCAAGTCCTAGGGCTCTGTGATCGTTTGCGAATCTCCATGCTCTTTTCATTCCCGGCATGTTATATGATTTAAGTACGAACTCATCCATAACTGCATTTAGGAATAGTACATAAGTTTCGATCGCATCAGTCCCTTTAATTTCTTCCCAATGTAGTAGATTAATAGATCCTAAACAACATACAAATGAATTGAATGAATCAGTTGGTAATTGAATCTCAGAACATAAATTAGATGCTGTAATATCTAAACCTAATTCTTTATATGGTGAATTATTATTAGAATTATCTTTAAACATAATATAAGGAAAACCAAACTCATTACGTCTTTGAATAACTTTAGCCCAAACTTTACGTTTATCTGCGTCTCCATCTTTCATCTCCTCCAACCATTGATCAGTGACTGTAATACCATATTGTAAATTTTGAATTGGATTTCCTTCAGAACCCATATCTAAAAATTCTAAAATATCATCGTGTTCTATTGGCAACCACGCAGCACATGCTCCTCTTCTTGCCTCTGATTGTTTACATACATCAACTGTAGTATCGTACATTCTTGCGTAGTGTACTGGTCCATCTGCGGTTCCTCCTGTAGAAATTCTTGAACCTCTTGCTCTAATGTTTCCTAAGAAAATTGAAGTTCCTCCTCCATATTTCGACATCATTCCAATTTCTCTACTTCCATTTAAGATACTATCTAATGTATCATCAACGTTGCTTCCATAACAACTAACTGGGAGACCTTTATCCTTTCCAAAGTTAATCCAAACTGGTGTTGATAAACTATAGAATCCTCTTGACATATAGTCTTCAAACTTCTTTGCAAATCCTTCAACTTTTAAATATTTTTCTGCAGTATTTGCTATGTCTTTAATTCTCTGCTCCGGAGATTCTGTAATATATCCTCTAGATAAAAATGTTCTACTGTCTTCGTTTAGCCAATAATTCTTTTCGTATTCCATAAATTTTAATGTGTTTAATGTTTTAAAATAAATCGTCTTCGGTAATTGCCTTAGACTTCTTGTTGTAATCTACTGACTTC